TATATTGATAATGCTCTGGCATGATAGGACAACCACCCCAACATGTTTCATTGACTAGCATTGATAACATGACAGGTTTACCTAAGAACTTACAGTAATCCTTTGCCTTCTGAATACGAATTAATTGATCACGATCTCTCATGAGATCCCGATCAAGATTTATATAATGAAATCCAGCCTCTGCTAATGCTACTATCTCATTAGGTCTTGTGACTTCTCTAAGAATAGTATTCTTAATAAACAGATCTGGAAATGCTTGTTGAATCTGACCAGTAGATACCCATGATGTATGTGGTAGTGTTACCACTCTAACACCAGCATTATAAATGGGAGCAAAATTTTCAATCCAAAGATCTAAATTCTTTTGATCTGGTCTCACCCATATATTATTAAATGTAGCTGATAATGGAATATTAGATTTATTTGAGATATAACATGCAGATTGTATTAAAGCTTGATTCTCAGCAAAACAATCCCCCATAGCATCCTGATCGAATGGGGGGATTCTGCAAGTGAAATATAAATCTAATATGTATTCTTTATATTCTTCTAAGAACGGAAGAAATGTATTGACTACAAAGTGCTCACTCAGCTTCGGATTTATCGGTAGACTGAAGACTCTTTTGTTCATTACTATGTTCCGCTGTCAGTTGATTGAATAATTCTAAGTTGAGGTTATCTTCAATGTTATCGAAGGTTGGGAACCTAGGTGGTTCTCCATCTGTTAACATCTTATCAATTTGAGGTTTCATACTATTCTGAACCTTAGCAATACCTGCATTAAGCATTCCTGAATATTGCATTGCTATACTGACAGCATAGATCTGATCCTCCTCTCTCATCATAGCAATAGAATCCATATTACCAATACCTATTCTACCATTAGCATATATGTCAATAGCAGCCTGTTTACCCATACGAGCAATCCAGTATTTTCTTTCTTCCTCTTCAGTATAGTCAGCAGCTTCTCCCATCTCTTCAATGGACTTATAATGCTTACGAACATAATTCATAAAAGGTTCCAGTTCATGATCATACTGACGTATGCTCACATCAAACTTACCTAAGTCTAATTTATATTCAGCAATATCTAATTCGATGAGTTCCCTTTCAAAAGGATCATCTTCTTTTTCTAATTTCTCTTCGAGTTGACGTATCTTTACAGTCTTTCTCTTTCTATCTAATTTTACTTTCTTCCTTTCATGGTTCCTACTTTCAATCTCAATTAGAGCTTGACGTAGTTGACGAAAATCAGTGACATGTGAATTGATAACAAAATTTTTAATTTGCTCTCCAGTCATGCCATAGTGCATAGAGGTTTCTACCCAATCCTCTATATTCTGGGCGGTAATCTCAGTCATAGTATAAAATAATTAAACTTTTAATCCAGGCTCCACGTTGTCTACGGTTTGTACTCCATTGAGACCCTCATGAGTCTGACCAAGTTCCTCTGCTTGTTTGTAAGGTACTGGCATACCCATGTACTTCTGATAAAGTACGTTTAGTTCTTTTATTGTAGCACAAGATTTGAATTCTTGCTTGATCTTCAGCATATCTGCGTAAAGAGCTACTACTTTTTCTTTGAAATCTGCTTGACCTGCTTTAATTGCAGCAGCGACTTCTTCTTTTGTTGAACCTTTAACAGCTACAATACTATCTATAACAGGTGTTTCACCATCCAAATTGTTCGCTTCTCTGATCTGAGATTCCCAAAGAAACTGTTCAATCTTAGATTCTTCTGCCTTGAGTGTAAGGAACTTACGATCATATTGATCTTCAATAATAAGTTTTGCTGCTAACTTCATAAATGCTATGGCAGCATCAAATCTTTCTTGTGGTAGTTCAACTTTAGTTTTACCATCACCAACTTCTTCAAGTAAATACTCATCATCTTCAGATAAAGGGTCTTCATCTGTAACTTTAACTACAGCACGAATTTCTCCAAAGTGCTTGGTTCCCCACCTACCTAGATCTTCACTTATCTCTTCATATGATTTTGGTAGAGTATATAAATCTCTAACCCATTTTTCTTCTACGGAAAATACGCAGATACCAAACATATTCCAGATGATATTGGCTGTTGACAACCAATCAATATCATCACTTCTTCTTCCTATGAAGTATTTTAATTTGATTTCTTCACTCATGTTAGAATCCTGTGTATCCGTACATTAAGGTACCATATTCGGAACCAGCAGCAGATGCTGTTCCTGGAGGACCACTCCTATCCATTCGACTATCTCTTTGGAAACTATGACTTGCATAAGTGAAGAGATAACCATTGTTATTCTGGGAACCATCATACTGACCACAAATGAAACCATATTCATTTCCAGTATGGAATGTTTCCTCACCAGTAGTTATGCCATTTTTACTGACAGATGCTCTACGACCACCATTGTAAGAATCTCTTACATGCCAGTCACTAGAAGTACGATAACCACCACCAGTGTTCCAGTACCCAAAACCATTTCTACTTGAGAGTGTTTTGTTAGTACCGTCAGTTCCTGGTCCGTCTGTCCAACCATGGAATACTTCGGTAGAGAAGTTGAAACTTTGTTTACTACCAGTAGCAATCCAACCTACAGTAGCACCTTGTCCACCAGCAGGGTTGTTCTGTGTACCATTGGGATGGTTTGTACTAAAAGAGTTTGCAGCAGTTGATAAGTTATATTTTACCATGTTGCTGCTATTACCACCACCATGTACATATGCAAAAGTAAAATCTTTCTTCATGCAGGTAGCTCTATGTTTTGTTCCTGCCATAGAGGTTGCTGCACCAGTATTGGTTTCTGTCACCATACTGATAGATGATACTAGGTCAGTAGTTGCGTTCCAACTATCTCCAGTACAGAATATGTAACTCTTAAATGATGTGTTCCATGCAGAGTCAATATAAGCACCTGACCATGTAGTTAAATCTCCTAGATTACTCTGAGTAAATGTTGAGTGTACAAGTCTATTAACGTTCTTGTAAGAGGTTCCTCCACGATATCCACACTGACTAAATCCTCTGGTTATATCAAATCCTGCTTTATATGCTGCCTGATTCGCACCTCCTGCAGTTCCTTCTCCACCTTCATCCCAATAAGCCTGACCACTACTACCACCAGATCTCAGAACAGCACCAATGTTAGTTACATCCTGAGTTGGTAGAGTTACAAATGGTTGTCCATTTTGTAATAGAGTACCAGTAAAATCTATATTTCCAGTAACATTTACATTACCACTAAAAGAAGCACCTCCAGTCGGGAAGCTTACGGCTCCCGATTCATTCCTATTCGTTACTTCATCAACTTTAATTCTAGATGCCATGTCTCTTTAATGTAACCAAAGGGTCCAAGCGTTTGTATAACGATACTCATTATAAGCATCTGTGGTTCCCCAAATCACCTGACAAGGTGCTGAAGAACTTCCTCTTTCAGTACCAAAAGATAGAGGTCCAATATTCTGAGAGTGGGCGTTGTTACCACTAGTCAAGTTACCTGGATCAAGAATAAGCATATTGCTACTAAAGTTTCCAGATGTATTACCATCAAAAACAACAGCCCAATAACCACAACCATTGTTTTGGTATGGTGAGTTGTTTACGATACCACTAAAGTTTTGAGTAAATGCACAGAAGTCAGCAGTCTGACTACCACCAGATACATAACTTGCTTGATAATGCACCTTAGTCAATTTAGGTAAACTACATCTAATTGTAGATAGTGAGTTACCACCAGCATGACTTTGCTCTCTACCAATTCTATGAGTTCCTTGTCCAATGGTATCATTATTAGTACTGCTAGTAGAGTTAGTGTTCCAAGCAGGAATAATCGTACTTGGACTTCCATATTCAGTATGTGCTATAGCAGAGTTATTTGCACCAAAGAATGCAGCATCATATTTAATCCACCCATTATCACCAGTACCATAACGATCAGTTGCATCATATTCAAACTGAAATGCTCCACTTCCAGGTATTGTAACCCATACATTCCCCGATGTTTGGTTACCCTGTTCATATGCGTCTTTAGCAGAAAATGCAGGATTACTTTGGGATCCACCACGGTTTCCTCCACCGCAGTTTGCCCACCTATCTCCAGTCCAAACTTCTAAAGTTGCTGAATCAGTATTGATAATAAGTTCACCTACAGAAGGGGAATTTGGTTTTGCGTTACCAGGATAACTTGGCAAACGAAACCTACCATCTATATCCAACTCATGACCAGAAGGGACGTTGAGTTTATTATTTGAAGAAGCAATTCCCTGCAACTTATTGACTGATAAAATACTCATGAGTTTTTAAATAATTGTCCAGCTACCGCCGTTGTCTATAGTAACAGTGTTACCGTTATTTATCTCCAATGGTCCTGCGCTCATACAGCAATCTCCATTTGCAACAGTAATGTTTTCCGAAACGGAACTTCTATTGCGTTTGAATACTCCATATGAATCAATCCATTGCTTATCACCACTTGCTCTAAGAACAGTAGTTTTTTGTCCACTAGATAATCCTTCGGATGCATTTATATTTAGACCACTATCTCCAGTAACTTGTACTCTATATGTTGATTGAATAGAGTTGCCACCTGGTTCGTGGAAATGACATCTACCACCCTGATCCCATGATGCAAATGTTTGGTCACTATCATTTCTAAAGAAGAAATCATCACCAGTTCTAAAGTAAGTATGACTGTTGTTAGAGAAGTAGAATCTTTGCTGACCACCATCATCTGATATCCAAGTGTTAACTACACCTTGTAGATAAGGTAGGTTAAGTGCACTGTAACCATCAAGTAAATCAGCGTTCAAGTTAGAAACAACAGTTGTAG